TTAATTTATTTTGTCTATTTCCTGTCTCATTTTTTGTATATTAGTTAAAGTATATTTATCCGTCATCTGTATATTAGTGTGTCCGACAATGCTTGTAATAGCGGCGTTGTTGTCAGTCACTTCTCTCAGAGATGTAATGAATGTGTATCTTGTGTCATGTATCGTATGTTCCATTTCCAGTTTTTCAAGAATCTGGGAAAAATATCTTCTGAAACTGGAATAGTTCATATGAGATTTAAAGTTGTGGTTCGGAATAAGATACTCTCCATCTGTCTGCATATATCTGATAATCAAGGGCTGTATCCTGTGATGTATCGGAACTACTCTTTCCTTTCCTGCATCTGTTTTAGATCCTGATGTCACAGTCCAGTTTTCCAGATCTATTTTTTCTTTTTTCACAGATAACAGTTCATTTACCCTGAAACCTGTGTAAATTAATATTAATAGAATATCTGTTCCTGGAATGCTTTCGATGTTATCCCACAATTTCTGCTGTTCTTCTGCAGTAAATATACTGTTTTTTCTCTGTTTCTTAAATTTTCTAAGTTTAAGAAACTTCGTATAATCCTTGTCAAGCACGTCAATTTCCATCGCGTACTTGTAAATAAAGCCCGTGAAAGACTTGATTTCTCTTACATACAGCGGAGAAAATTCAGTAAATGTGTCAAATAATGTCTGCAGATGCGGAGTTTTAATGTCTACCATTTTAATATTATGAAGCGGTTCAAGTTTCTTAAAGAATGATTCGTATGCTTTCAGTCTTTTTTCACTTGTTCCAGTATTTTTCTTCACATCATAAAATCTTTTATAGACATCCTTAAAAGTTAGATTTTTCAAATTAATGTCATATGGATTCGCATTGTAAAGTGAAAGCTGATATTCCGCCTCCTTCCTTGTCGCATAATATCCAAGATACTTGTATATTTGTTTCCCTTCGTCCGTATATCCCGCCGTAATTCTTACCGCAAACGGTCTTCTCCTTTTTCCACTTAATTTCGCTACTGTTCCGTAACCATTTGGTTTTCTCATAAAAAAATCACACTCCTTGTATTGTATTTTAAAGGTTTGTGTGATATACTTAATACTGGTTAGAGTATGTCGTGTATATCACACACATATTTTCAAGGTCCTGTTGGTCGCAGGGCCTTTTTATTTAGATTTATTATATCGAGATTATTTATTTTTATAGATTTACTGTCTCGAGATTATTTACTATTTTTAGGCTTTCTTTTCTCTCATCTTTAGAGTTTCTCTATATTCATCGGCGTCAGGGATTTTGTTAAATTCAAATGTTAATTCTTTATAATTATCCAAGACTTCTTCGATTTCCTCAATAGTTATATTAAAAAATTCTTTCCTGTTGTTTACTAGATTCACTCTTTTTTGAGTAAATTTAGTGTGTAGTTCTGTTTCCAGTTCGTAAGCATTATAACTAAATATTAAGGCGTGGATATCGAATTTAAATGGGACAGATGCACTACTCAGTTCCATAATTCTTTCAATAGGATTTAATCTTCTCGTAACTCCAATTTTAAATACGTTTTCACCGAATGCTCCTATATTTGAAATGATATAGACATATCCCGCACCAACATTTTCAATTCTGTAATCCATTTCTTCTTTTTCGTTTTTAAATTTTTCTATATTTTCATTTATTTCCATTATTTTATTGTTATATTCTTTTATTTCATCTTCATTTTTCGCAGTTAATATTTTATTCTCGAGTTCATTTAAAGCTGTCTGATAGTGTATGATTTCTTTATCAATACTTGCTTTTTTACGTTCTATCTCAGCTAGAGCTCTTCTTTCTTCTCTTTCTCGTTCTCTTTGTTCTCTCAATATATCTTTTTCTACTTCTAACTGCCTTTCATATTCATATCCGAGATGAAGTTCTTCCATTTTTAAGTTTAAAAAACTATCTGTAATACTAATTCTGTTAGTTTCATTTAACTTATTTAATTGTGCAAATGAATTTAATATCCTTTTTTCGATAGACTGTAAATTATTAAATTTTATTTTATTTATAGCGGCTTCACAATCGGCATTAAAATTTCTCAAAATAATTTTTATATTATCATTTGTCATTTTACGGCCTTTTGACTTAGAACCGTCCACTGTCCATCCATCAAAATAGTGGACAGCTGTTTTATTTTTTATCATTTGTTTTTGTTGATTTCTTATGTCTTCCAACTTGTTCTTATATTGGCTTGAATTAGCAAAATCATAACGAGGCTTATACAAAGAAAAGCTTTCCATGTCTAATTCCTCATTAACAATTACGAGTTTTGATTTTAAGTCGTTTAGCTGATTTCTATTATCTGAAATTATATTTTCCATTTGTATTCTTTGCTCATCTAATTTTTTTATTTGAGCTTGTTTTTCTTTCAGCATATCTATTGCTTCCAATAGATCCATTTTCTCAATTTCTAAAATTTTATTTGCTTGTTCTTTTAAATCTTTAATTTCTTTCGAATCTCTCCAGTCTTTATAATGCTGATATAATAAAAATAGCACTAATATTACGCTTAACAATTTCGAAAAAGTACCATCGCTATTCATCCAACCGATAGCTAAAATCCATAGTGTTACAATCAATATAATCTTAAAAATTTTCTTCATAATACAACATACTCCTTTTATTTATAAATATTTTTTTAACTCATTTAACAGACTTATGTCAAAGTCAGTCAAATCTTCGTCGTTTATCTCTTCAGAAAAAATAATTGTCGCATCGAATTCGTTTGCCTCTGTTTCCAGCTTATTTACTCCGAAAAGGTAATTTTCCTTCATGAACACAGCCTCCTTAAAAGTCTGCTGTGAATGGCCAAGTTCATGCCCGCAGACTATTTTCTGCGAAAATCTAGGGATATTACTGTTAATAAAAATAGTTTTTACCCCATCAATGCATGTATATAAGCCGAGCCATGCCTTAAAATCCAAGTAGATTATCTGAATTCCTTCACGCTCGGCAATTTTAAAAGGGTCACTTGTTCCGTGTTCATCCATAAGCCGTTTTGCAAGTTTCTTAAAACTCCTCTTTGCCATAATCCAATCACCTATTTTTTATTTTCTCTCTTTTTAACCAGTAAGTCTACAACTGCCTGTTTGAATAAGGCCATGTCATGTTCTTCGTCCACATCATTAAAAAACAGTTGTTTGTTAACTCCCGTAACTCTGTTAAACTCTTCAAGCTCCGTTGCAGTCAGCACAGAAGTGTCAACGAAATAAGGATTGAAAGTTTCCTTCTTTTCTTCCCAGCCCATTAAATGGGCAGGGGTAGTTTTATATATTTTTGCAAGTTGCTCTATATTTCCCATGGGGATATTAGTAATATCAGTATTTTCATATCTTGATAAAGTTACTTTCGAAATATTCAATTTTTGAGCAACTTCATCTAAACTAAGCCCATGTTTTAGTCTTAATCTTTTTAATTCTTCAGCTCTTTTTATTTCTTTTTCAGTAGGTTTTATTTTTTTTCTTGATTTTGAATTTTCCATGTCACACCTCATCCAATTCAATTTATTCTCATACTGATATTATACTATATTTTTCCTAAAATGCAACGTTTTTTTTCTCAAATTTTAAAAAAAATTTCCTATTAGGTATTGACAATGAAAAAATAATGTGGTATCTTATTTATAACCTAATAGGAAACAAAAAGAAAAGAGGTGATATAATGATTAACCAAGATGGATTAAGAGAAATATGGATAAGTAAGGGATATACTCAAGAAAAAGTAGCTAAAAGAATAGGGTTACAAGTAAGAACATTTAGGAATAGATTAAAAAATGGCACATTAACTACAAATGATATCGATAAACTTGTAGATTTACTGGATATAAAAAACCCAACTTCAATTTTTTTTATCCAGTGTGTAACCTAATAGGAAACAAATAAAACACGAAAGGATCTTGGAAATATGAAAAACAATACTCTAACTGTAAAAGAATGCTCTGACCGTATCCACAAGTCTGAGTCTGCAATAAGGGTGGGATTACAGCGGGGCGGATATAAGTTTGGAACAGCAATACAGACGGTACCTCCTACCCCCTCAAGACCAAGAGGTGGCTGGGACTACCACATACCCGAGGAGGCTGTGGAACACTACATGAAATATGGGAACTTCCCTGTCATAATCGTGAACGGGGACGATGTGACAAAATTAGTACATTCGCTGGCAAATAATATAGCAATGGATATGATTAAAAAAGGAGGGATAAAAAATGACAATGAAAACTAAAAAAGCACTCGTGTGGTACGGAACATTTATCGTCGCATTAGTGCTGAATCAGACAAAATCGTTTGCTGATGATATTACCGTTAAAGTAGTAGTGCACGGCTTATGGATAGCGTTAGTGGCCATGACGTGGGTGTACTTCAAAGAAACAAAATGGGACTAAAGGAGGGGAGGAAGAAGGATATGCAGAACACATTAAAAGACCTTAACAACCACCTTTTTGCACAGCTGGAAAGATTAGGCGACGAGGATATGACACAGGAAAAGCTTAACGTGGAGGTGGCAAGGTCGGAGGCAGTCGTAAAGATTGCATCAACAATAATCGACAACGCCAACACTGTCCTGAGAGCAGTAAAGCTTAAGGAAGAAGGGCTGAACGCGGACTTACAGCTCCCTAAGATGCTGGAGGGATAAGAAATGGTTAAAAAAGCACCGAGACGGTACACCAAAGAGGAACTTGACTATATCCGGGAAATCGCACACGGAAGGCATTATCACGAAATCGTGGAAATGTTCAACAAAAAATTCGAGTTCCAAATAAATACGAAAAAACTTAAGAATACATTGAGAAATCATAAAATTTCAACAGGACTTACAGGGCGTTTTGAAAAAGGGATTACCCCGCACAATAAAGGGAAGAAGTTCCCCGGAACAGGTAACAAATCAACGTTCAGGAAAGGGGCTACCCCTCACAATAAAATGAAAGTTGGAGAGGATGCGGTAACCACTGACGGATACGTTAAGACTAAAATAGCGGAGCCTAACGTGTGGGAGTATAAACATAAGCTTATTTGGACAGAGGTTCACGGACCTATTCCGGAGAAACATTCCATCATATTTGCAGACGGTAACAAGCTGAACCTCAGCATTGATAATCTGTTACTCGTATCAAAGGCGGAACTGCTGATGCTGAACAGACGGAAACTGATTTCTGAGGATTCGGAACTAACAAAAACAGGACTGAATGTAATAAAAGTAATGAATAAAGTCTACAAAATTAAAAAAGGAGGTGGGTAAAAATGCCCGAAATCGAAGGAATTTATTACGAAACAATTGAAGATTACTATATGATTCTCGATGAACTTTACAAAGACGGAAAGGAGAGGTGATTTAAATGAGTTTCAGAATGAACGCTATCGTACTCAGAGTTGTGGAAAACAGGCTAGGAGTTGGAGAAATCAAGGAAATTGAAGGAGGTGTTGACGGAGAAATCAGGAAAATAAAAGTTACTAAAATTTATGATGTGTGGCTGGCATCCGACGGAACCCTGATTGCCGAAATAAATTTTAAAGATGTAATAGAAAAAAAAAGCCGATACTGGCAATATCGACTGATTTTCAAAATACATTAATTGAAGTATATCACTTGGAAAGGAAAAATGCAATATGGAATTAAAAATAATGAAAAAGGAACTTCTCGGTGCAGTCGAAATAGCTGAGAATTTCATAAGCACGGAGAGGGCATGCATGGAACATCTTAAGCTTGTCCATATCAGGACAGACGGAAATAACAGAATTGAAATCTTTACTTCTGACTCTGAGACATGTGCGAAAGTCAGAATTAACGGGCATGTGGAGGAAAAAGGAAAAGTGGCCATACCTTGCAGGATGTTCAAAACCGCAATAAAACAGGCTCCCGACACTGAGATATTAATTAAAGCTTATGATTACAAAATAAAAATTACAGCAAAGAATTATATCTCGGAAATCCCTTTACATGAGTACAATCCGGGATTTAAAGAGGATATCGTGAAATCATTAAAATTTAAAATAAAAAGAATGGAACTTAAAGAAATTTTGGAAAAAGTGGAGTTCTCGGCATCGGGCGACCCACTGAACCTGGCCGTGAACTGTGTAAAACTGGAAACGGAAGATAATAAAATGACGGCTGTAGGAACTGATACTTACAGACTGGCCGTGTGTGAAACGGAAATAACGGAATCTCAGGGGTCTTTATCTGTCAGTATCCCCCTGAAAGTGGTAAAAGGGCTAATAAAAGCCCTGAAGTCAAAAATACAGGGGGTTGAAGAAACAGTATTGGTAATGACGGATATCAGTGGGAAGATTAATTTCAGACTTGGAAGCGTCAACATACGGACAGAACCGGTTAAGCTTTCGTTCCCCGACTACAAGGCGATAGTAAAAGGTCTAAAAAATGATAAAAAAGTAATGCTTAATACTAAAGTATTTCATGTATCGCTCAGAAAAGGGCTTACAGTTGCGAAATACTACAAGGAGGCAAAAAACGGAGGTATACTTGACTTCCGGGGAGGTAGGCTGACAATAAAGGCAAAAGATGGGTTTGCTATTGAGTACAGAGACACAATTGATACGGTGCAGACAGGGGAAGACTTAAAAATCTCACTGAACTTAAGATTTTTGGCGGACTATTTACATAAGTCTAAGGACAGCCTGACCGTCATGGAAATGTCAAATGAAAAAAATGCAGTGCTTGTAAGAGGCGAAACCGACAGTAAATGGATTTACTTAATAATGCCACTTGCATTAAGAGAATAGGAGGACGGATTTGGAAAAGCTCAGATTACCGAAGAAAATAATAAAAAATGAAAAGGATTACGGAGTGCCTATTAGGATAAGGTCGAGTACTCATAATCTGCTTGACATCGTGTCAAATGAAACAGGATGGAGCAAGGTGGATGTGATAACCAAAATGGTGGAGTTCGCATTTGACAACATCGAATGGGTACCGGCTGATGAATATAACAAAATTAACGGAGGGAACGAATAATGGAAATAAAGGTTTTATTTGAAATTGAAGAAGGAAGTAAGCCGATAATCGAAAATCTTTCGAAGGCGTTAAAAGTTTTGGGAAACACTGCAGTCTTATCAAGTTCTGTAGGAAGTATAATCGGGAAAGTTGATAAATTTGTACAGACAGAACCTGCAGAAGAGGGATATGTAAGGCAGGAAACAGGAGACTGGCAGACGAACGATGTAAAAGCGGAGCCTGAGAAAAAAGAAGAAACACCTGTTAAAAATGTAGAAACCCTAAAAGAAGAAGAACCTAAAAAAGCAGAAGCTCCTGCAACGGAAACACAGGGGTGGAGCTACGACCAGCTTAAGGCAGGATGTCACGAGGCATCAACAATGAATCTAGGCTCAGAGGTCGCCAAATTAATAAAAGGGAAATACAACCTGTCAAAGCTGACAGAACTTGACCCTAAGCTATATGACGCATTTGCAAACGATTTAAGGGAGTTAGGAGTGAGAATATGATAAACCACAAGGAAAGGGATCATGCCCTGCTTTCGGCAAGCGGGGCGTCAAGATGGATGAACTGCAATCCAAGTGCAAGGCTTGAGGAACTGTTCCCTGAAACAACTTCTGAGTATGCCGAGGAGGGAACACTGGCACATGAGATTTCGGAACTCAAGCTGACAAAATACACAAGCCCGATGGGTGCACGGACTTACAACAGCAGACTGAAAAAGCTTAAGGCGAATAAACTGTATAAACCCGAGATGGATGCCTACACGGATGCCTACCTTGAACATATCAAGGAGCTTATGATGTCCTTTGATAAACCCGCAGTGGCATCAATTGAAAAGAAAGTGGATTTCAGTACTTACGTGCCCGAAGGGTTCGGTACGTGCGACTTCGTTACGGTCTACGGGAAAACTTTATATGTAAGGGATTTAAAATATGGAAAAGGTGTGCCTGTATTTGCGGAAAATAACCCACAGCTTATGCTCTATTCGTTAGGAGCGTATCTCGAATACTCGCTGTTCGAGGACATAGAAACGGTGAATATGGGTATTATACAGCCGAGACTGGACAGCATCTCGGTGTGGGAAATACCGGCAGAGGAACTTGTGGAATGGGCGGAAAAAGAAGTCAGACCTAACGCCGAAAGGGCATTTAATGCCGAAGGGGATTTTGTTCCGGGACAATGTACGTTCTGCAGGGTGAAGGCAGTCTGCAGGGCAAGGGCGGAAATGAACATGAGCCTTGAAACAGATATGAAGCTAAAAGGTAACATCTTAAGTAATGCCGAAATGGGTGACATACTTAACAGGGCACAGGATATCGTGAAATGGGTCAAGGACATTGAGAACTACTGCCAGCAGGCAATCCTGAAAGGTGAAACAGTTCCAGGGTGGAAGCTTGTTGAAGGAAGGTCGGTAAGAACGTTCTCGGATACTGAAAAAGCGTTTGAGATACTTAAGGACAAAGGAATAGCCGAGGAGCTGATGTATGAACGTAAGATGCTTACATTAAGCCAGCTCGAGGGGACAATAGGGAAGAAAGATTTTAATGATTACGTGGGCGAACTGATAATAAAGCCTAAAGGCAAGCCTACACTTGTAATGGAGTCGGATAAAAGGGCTCCGTATATAAATGATGTTATTAATGCAGAAGATGAATTTGAAAAAATAATAGATTAAGAGAGGATGATAATATATGGAAAAAAATCAGAACACTAGAATAAACGTAAGAGGAAGACTAAGCTTTGTACACTTGTTTAAACCACATGCGGCAACTCCGGGAGCGGAAGAAAAATATAGCACGACTATACTTGTTCCGAAATCAGATACGGCCGCAAAACAGAAAATTGATGCCGCAATTGCGGAGGCGATAAAGATAGGAACAGCTGAAAAATGGAATGGTGTCAAGCCCCCTCATGTCCCAACTCCTATTTGGGACGGTGACGGAGTAAAACAGAACGGGGAACCTTTCGGACCTGAGTGCAAAGGCCACTGGGTATTTACGGCATCGGCAAAAACAGATTATCCGCCTCAGGTAGTGGACAAGTATGTGAATCCTATAATGGATCAGTCTGAAATATATAGCGGAATTTACGCGAACGTAACGGTAAACTTTTTCCCTTACATGTTCACAGGAAAAAAAGGTATAGGTGCTGGACTTGGAAATGTACAGAAGGTGTCGGACGGAGAACCTCTTGCAGGAGGAAGAACAGCCCAGCAGGACTTCGCTCCGGTTGAGGATGAAGAACTATATTAATTAAAAAGGAAGGATAACGAATGAATGTACTGAACATAGATATTGAAACTTACAGCAGTGAGGATATTTCAAAAACAGGACTGTATAAGTATGCACAGAGTACGGATTTTGAAATCCTTCTTTTTGCCTATTCGCTCAACGGGTCGCCCGTTGAAGTGATAGACCTTGCACAAGGTGAGGCAGTGCCGGAGGAAGTTGTTGAAATGCTTAATGACGGGGAAACAGAACTGAGGGCATATAATGCGGCTTTTGAATGGTACTGCCTTAACCAGGCAGGATACAGGACCAATCTTGAACAGTGGAGATGCACCATGATACATGCATATTATGCGGGTTATCCCGGAGGACTGGACAAGGTCGGAAAGGCAATGGGATTTGAAAATGATAAGAAAAAATCTGCAACGGGTAAAGCCCTTATAAGACTTTTCTCCGTTCCATGCAAACCTACGAAGAGGAACGGTGGGAGAACAAGGAACATGCCACACCATGAGCCTGAAAAGTGGGAACTTTACAAGGAATATAACAGGCAGGACGTGGTGGCAGAAATGTCAATAAAGGAAAAACTCGAAGGGATAAAACTTCCAAAATTTGAATGGAAGCTGTGGCATACTGATGTCAGAATGAATGCCGAAGGAATAAAAGTGGACAGTGAGCTTGTTGAAAGTGCCCTGTTCGTGAGTGACACCTGGAACGAGTATCTGCTGAATGAGGCAAAGGAACTGACAGGACTTGAAAATCCAAACAGTACAGTACAGCTACTGAAATGGCTGACTGAAAAAGGTGTAAACGTTGAAAACCTTCAGAAGGAGACAGTCAAAAATCTTATCCAGGAAACTGAAGGGGATGTGAAAAGGGTTCTCGAAATAAGACAGGAACTGAGTAAGACAAGCACGAAGAAATATGTGGCCATGAAGGATGCCCTATGTGAAGATGGCCGTGTGAGGGGACTTCTGCAGTTCTACGGAGCGAACAGGACAGGAAGGTGGGCTGGAAGACTTGTACAGGTACAGAACCTGCCTAGGAACTATCTGTCAGACCTTGACGATGCAAGGAACATGGTGAAAAGGAGAGACCTGCTGACACTTGACATACTGTATGACAACATTCCCGATACCCTGTCGCAGTTAATACGTACAGCATTTGTTCCGGAGGAAGGAAAGAAATTTGTAATCGCCGACTTTTCGGCAATAGAAGCAAGAGTAATCGCATGGCTTGCAGGAGAACAGTGGAGACTTGACGTGTTCAGAACTCACGGAAAAATCTATGAGGCATCGGCGTCACAGATGTTCGGTGTGGACATATCGACAATTGCGAAGGGCAAGGAGAACTACCACTTAAGACAGAAAGGGAAGGTTGCGGAACTTGCACTCGGTTATCAGGGATCAAGCGGAGCCCTCATGGCCATGGGTGCAATCAACATGGGACTTACAGAGGAGGAACTTCCTGAAATTGTCAGAATGTGGAGAAATTCAAATAAGAGAATAGTTGACCTGTGGTATGCTGTAGGGAATGCGGCCGCAGAAGTGGTGCTTAACGGAACAAGGCAGGCTGTGAACGGAATACTTTTTTCAAGGGAAGGGGATCTTGCAAAGGGGCTCGACTTCCTGACGGTAACCCTTCCGAGTGGCCGTAAGCTCCACTATGTCAGTCCCGGAACAAGGGAGAACAGCTGGGGGTCGACAGTGATAACCTACAAGGCACCGAATCAGGTTTCAGGCAAATGGGAAACGGCAGAAACTTATGGCGGAAAGCTTGTGGAGAACATCGTGCAGGCAATAGCCCGTGACTGCTTAGCCGCAACTATCCTGAAACTGACCGATAAGGGATATAAGATTGTAATGCATATACACGATGAAGTTGTGCTGGAAGCCCCGATGGACGTCACTGTAGAGGAAGTGTGCGACCTGATGGGGGAGGAACTCAGATGGGCTAAAGGGCTGATTCTGAGGGCAGACGGATTTGAAACGGGATATTATAAAAAGGATTAGGAAGGAGGTAAAAATGTACAACAGGGAAATAGTAATAAGTACTGCAGGTAGCAGGAAGGAGACAAGATGGAAAACAGAAAAGCTTTTATGGAGCGAGTTTGTCAAGAGGCTTGAAACACCGACAAGGACTGCCGAGAAGTTCGAGGACTTCCTGAAACTGCCGAAGGCGAAACAGGATGAACTTAAGGACGTCGGAGGCTTTGTTGCAGGAAAACTCAAGGACGGTATAAGAAAAAACGTGAACCTGCTGTCAAGGGACTTAATAACATTAGATCTTGACAACATAGAGCCGGGAAAAACGGAAGAAGTTATTAATAAAGTTGAAAGCCTTAACATGTCCTACGCCGTGTACAGCACACGTAAGCACATGGAGAGCAGACCGAGGTTAAGGGTTATTATCGTAACAGACAGGAGCATGTCCCCCGATGAATATGAGCCTGTGGCAAGGAAAGTGGCTCAGATGATAGGTATGGTCATGTGTGACCCTACTACCTTTGAACCCGCAAGGCTGATGTTCTGGGCAAGCTGTTCGGTGGACAGCAGATATCTATACAGGTTCAATCTTGAAAAGGCTCCGCTGTCAGTTGACGGGATCCTCGCAATGTATGAGGACTGGAAAGACATGACGGAGTGGCCACAGGTTCCGGGAACGGAAAAAATGGCAGAAAAGATGCTTAAAAAACAGGAAAATCCTCTTGAAAAATCAGGGATAATAGGAGCTTTCTGTAAAACTTTCACCATAGCCGAGGCTGTGGAAAAGTTTATTCCGGAAGAGTACGACATATCTGATGATGGAAAAAGAATGACCTATACCCAGGGGAGCACTTATGGAGGAGCTGTAATTTATGACGACGTCTTCGTGTACTCACACCATGCCACTGATCCTGCAGGAGGTAAGCTGTGCAATGCGTTCGACATGGTAAGGCTCCACAAGTTCGCGGACATGGATGCGGATGTGAAGGAAGGAACTCCCGCAAACAGGCTCCCTTCATTTGTCGAGATGTCAAAACTCGTGAGGGGTATAAGGGAAGTATCGGCCATTCTGAACAGGGAACAATATGAGAAAGCGGCCAAAGATTTCACAACAGTGGATGATGAAACAACAGATCTGTCATGGATGAATCAGCTGGAACAGAACGATAAAGGTAATAATGCGAGAACAATAAAAAATATGGAACTTGTATTGGACAACGACATCAACCTGAAAGGGAAGTTCGCAATAGATGAATTTGCCAACAGGGCAATGGTTACGGGAGCTCTTCCATGGGACAGCCGGAACTATGTAAGACAATATGAGGAAGTGGATGACAGTGGACTGAGAAACTACCTCGAAAACAGGTACAGCCTTACCGGAGTAAACAAGGTAAACGATGCTCTTCTCATAGTGTCAAACAAGAACAAGTACAACAGCGTGAAAATCTACCTCGAAAGTGTCAGATGGGATGGCACGCCTAGGCTGGAAACTCTTCTGAGTGATTATCTAGGAGCGGAGGATGACATTTATACAAGGGCAGTTATGAGAATATCACTGACGGCTGCGGTTGCGAGAGCTATCGATGGCGCGGTGAAGTATGATTACATGCCCATCTTCACAGGTAAGCAGGGGATAGGCAAGAGTACTTTCCTTGCTAAACTTGGAGGTGAGTGGTACTCGGACAGCCTTCAGACTTTCGAAGGCAAAGAAGCCGCAGAATTGATTCAGGGAACGTGGATAAATGAACTTGGAGAACTTACAGGATTCAACAGAAGTGAAACCAATCTTATAAAACAGTTCCTGAGTAAGCAGGATGACATATATAGGAAAGCTTATGGCCACGTGACCGAGAAATACCCGAGAAGATGTGTGTTCTTCGGAACTTCAAACGACAGTGAGTTCCTAAGGGACAGGACAGGGAACAGGAGGTTCTGGCCAGTCGAAGTAGGAACTGAAAAACCTAAAAAGAGCATATGGAAAGACCTTGATGCCGAAAGGGATCAGATATGGGCAGAAGCATACATGAACTACGTACTGGGTGAAAGCCTATTCCTGACAGGGGAAGAACTTAAAATTGCAGAACAGAAGCAGGAAGAACACAGAATCGTAAATTCCAGGGAGGGAATGGTGAAGGATTTCCTTGAGAAAGAAATCCCTGAAGACTGGCATAAATGGGGAACGGCCAAAAGAAAAAACTACTACTTCGAAGGATTTGACAAATCAGGGATAAAAACAGTTCCGAGGGACAGAGTCTGTGCGGCAGAAATACTGGTCGAATGCTTCGAGATGAAAAAGGCTTACATTAAAAATTCAGACAGTATGGAAGTCAACGGCATCCTTGAAAATATGGAAGGCTGGGAACGTCATAAAACACCACTGAAGTACGGTGATTACGGCAATCAGAGAGGATTCAAAAAAAAAAAGATAAATAGGTATAACTACAAAAACTACAATCTTTTTCAAACTTTTATATTTTAGGTAATTTAGGTGGGAAAATTACCTACAAAGTGACAAACAAAGTCGCCTACAATCTCAAAATTACCTACAAACTTTGTAGGTTAAGAAAAAATTAAAAAAATTGAGAATGTAGTTTGTAGGTGACTTTGTAGGTAGAATGTAGGTAACTCAAAGTCAGTAAAATTAATACTTACATTAAATACAACTACAAAACTACAAACTTTTCATATATAAGGTTAAATTAGATAAATTAGATAAATTAGGTAATACTGTTATACGTACCTAAATTACCTAAATTACCTATTTTATAGTCTCTATATACGCGCGTATGTGAAGATTGTAGGTGGGTAAAAATAAGGAGGCAAAAAATGTTGGAAAGTATAATCGAAAAATACCTTGTGTCCGAAGTGAAAAAATTGGGGGGCACCGCATATAAATTTGTGAGCCCCGGACATGCAGGAGTCCCGGACAGACTGTGCCTTATGCCGAATGGGACGGTATTCTTTGTGGAACTAAAGGCAACGGGAAAAACAACGAGACCATTACAGGACAGACAGATTGTGAAAATACGGGCATACGGTCAGAGAGTGTATGTCGCGGACTCAAGGGAAAAAATAAAAGAGATACTGGAACTTGAAGGAGGAAGGCAAAGTGAAGTTCAATCCACATAATTACCAGAAGTACTGCATTGATAAAGTTGTAAATACTGAAAAAGTCGGACTTCTGCTTGATATGGGACTGGGAAAGACGATAATAACTCTTACGGCCATAGACGAGCTTAAGCTTAACATGTTCGAGGTCAGCAGGGTACTTGTCGTAGCACCGAAAAAGGTTGCAGAAAGCACATGGTTCAGGGAGGCAGAAAAATGGGATCACCTGAAGCTCCTTAAATTCTCAGCAGTACTGGGTTCGGAAAAGAAAAGGATTAATGCACTGAACACCCCTGCCGACATATACGTGATTAACAGGGAGAACATACCATGGCTTGTGGACTACTACAGGAACGACTGGCCGTTTGACATGGTTGTTATAGACGAGTTCTCAAGTTTTAAAAACCACCAGGCCAAAAGGTTCAAGGCACTTAAACTTGTGCTGGGAAAGATTAAAAGACTTGTGGGGCTCACGGGAACTCCCGCACCGAACGGACTAAAGGACATATGGGCACAGATTTACCTGCTGGATCAGGGTGAAAGACTGGGGAAAAACATAACGGCATTCAGGGAGAGGTATTTCAATTTTTACAGATATGGAAACAATCCGTATGGCGAGTATGAACTTAAGCAGGGTTCGGACAAGTCCATTATGGACAGGATAGCTGACATATGTGTGTCCATGAAGGCGGAAGATTATCTTGAACTGCCTGACGTGGTCGACAATATCATCACTGTGGAGCTTGATGCGAAAGCAAGGAAACAGTATGAGGAACTTGAAAAGCAGATGATACTGGAACTTAACAATCTTGAAGAAATAACAGTCGCAAATGCGGCGGCACTGTCGAATAAACTCTTACAGTTAAGTAACGGTGCGGTGTACGATGAAAAAAGGGATGTGCACGAAATCCATAAATGCAAAATTGAGAGGTTCATGGAACTGGTGGAGGAACTCAACGGGAAATCGGCACTGGTGTTCTACAGTTTCAAGCATGACCTTGACAGGATGAAAGGTGCCCTGGCCAAGTCGGGACTCAGAGTGAGGGAACTCAAGACAGTGCAGGATGAGAAGGACTGGAACAGCGGAAAAATTGACATCCTGCTTGCACATCCCGCAAGTGCGGCATACGGGCTTAACTTACAGGATGGAGGGAACCATGTCATATGGTTCGGGCTCAACTGGAGCCTTGAACTCTATCAGCAGGCAAATAAAAGACTTCACAGACAGGGGCAGAAGGAAAAGGTTATAATCCATCACCTTGTATGCAGTAATACTCGTGACGAGGACGTCATGAAAGCATTGCAAAGTAAAGGCGACATACAGGAAGAGCTGTTGCAGAGTCTGAAGGCAAGAATAGAAAAATATAAGGGAGTGAAAAATAGTGATAACGGTACAGGAAGTAATTGAAATCAGAAAAATTAACAGGATACTTGACAAGATAGAATACTGCAAGAAAAATACCACTAAAGCGGAAATAAAGCTTTTCCTGATGTCGATAGAACAGCAGTTCATACTTAAAAATTCGCTTACGGAAAAACAGTTGAGTGCACTGGAGGGAATCTACGACGCACTTATGGATTACAAAGACGCTTTGTGGAACGACGTGGGCGAAGCTCATCTGAGCACATGGGGATAGGAGTGAAAAACAATGGCAAGAAAAATAAAAACGAAAAAGCTAGATAAAAAAGAAATTAAAAAGGAAATAATTGAGAACGGGGAGGTGCACATGTTCCTGTTCTCAGTTTACAAGGCATCAGGTCATCTGTTAAACAGGTTCAGGCTTTTCAGTCAGCTTGGAATTAACAGACATTGTCCGGAACCTAACAGGGAGCTTGACATGAAGAAGGTTAAAATTAAAAGCATGAGAAACTATCCGATGCTTGAAAATTATGAAGGGCTAAAAAGTCTGATTGAACAGACAGTCAGACTGACGTTCCTGTTCCATAGCCCAGAAATGAAGAAAAAATACAATTTCGATAATAAAATCTACCGTGACAGGGGGATGCATGCACTGTATGACGGATTAAGAGGTATTTTTGATAAATTCTATTCCGAAAAATGGAAGGACGACCTTCCGTGTGAAGACCCTGAAGTTGCTGAAGCCCTCACAACCTTGAAAGACATTATAGTCAATTTTAAAGTGGTTCAGATGTTTACAGATAAAAATCTGGACATAGATGCGAGGTTAAGGAAATATTCAAGGACTTTAATCACAAAATTTAATAAGCATTTCCTACCGTATACAGCGGAAATAATCGAGAGCGGTAGTTAGAAAATGGGAAAGGTCTATAAAAGCTGGACAACGGGGGAGATAGAAGACCTTAGATATCTCAGAACCGTTGAAAGGCTTAGAATTAAGGAAATAGCGGAAATCCTCGAAAGGAGCGAAAGAACCATAGAGGAGGCCACCCACCGTTACGGAATCAGGATAGAGGAGCCCTGGAAAGAACAGGAACTGGAACTACTGAAAAAGCTTGTTTTTAACACCAGTAACAAAAAAAAAGAAATTGCAAGGAGACTGGGCAGAACGGAAAATGCAGTAAGAAGCAAAATGATAGAAATGTTCGGGAGTTCAGGACTGACAAAACTCAGGAATGAAAGCTTTTTGAACAGGGCGGAAGCAAGATTTACCGAGAAGGAAATAAAGTTCCTGCAGGATTTTTACTACATGAAAGGTGCAAAGGCCTGTGCCAGTGCACTTAAGAGAACAAAATACTCAGTCACGCTGAAAGCAGGAAGACTGATGAGGCAGGGATACGAATTCAAAAAACCGGAGGAGGAGAACGCGTTGAGTGGAACAGATAAAAACGGAGTAGAGTTGAGTAGCGTTGAGAACAACGTGAAAAGTCCCAGACATTACAGGCTTGATGGACTTAACATAGAAAGCATTGACGTGATTAAAGCCACACTTGGAAAAGAAGGCTTTAAAGCGTTCTGCAAAGGGAACATCATGAAATATTTAATCCGGGCGGAGAAGAAAAATGGACTGGAGGACTATAAAAAGGCACAGATTTACCTGAACTGGTATCTGAAAGAATGTGAGGAGGAAATAGAATAATGGAAGCTTTAAAAACATTTGATATTGAGGAACTACTGAAAAGACAGGCGATGCTGGATGAGAAATTCGATGCAAAGAAAACGTTGAGGGGAAGGTCACAGATAAGAACATACATAGCATATTTTACCGAGCTGGGGGAACTGGCACAGGAACTCAAGACCGAATGGAACTACTGGAAAAATCACACTAAACCGGTCGACAGGAGAAAAGCACTGGAGGAATTATCTGACTGCCTGCATTTTTATCTCAGCTATATTGACCAGAAGCCGTACAGGATAATCGGATGTACGGACATGTATCTGTGGTCCAGATTCTTTACAGACATAGAAAGTGCACTGTCACAGTTGACGAAAATACGGGAAGAAGCAGAAAATTTAATTTTCGGGGCAATGCTGTCCATAGCGAGGTGCGTAGGAGCAACGGAAGAAGAGTTCCTGAAGGTGCATCATGAAAAATGGCTTAAGAACATGAACGAAAGGACAAAGGGGGAATACTAATGGCAACGGCAAGAGCGATAGCGGAGGAAGTGGCAAAGATTCTGAAGGAGGACAGGGAATTCAAAATACAAAAAAACTTGACCCCGTTCCAGCGGACAGAAAAATTATTATATGAATTAAAATATCTAAAAGGGGCCATAGAGGTCAAACGTGAAAGGCTCTCAGGCTTACATAATGCCCCCGTCCTGCTTTCGAAAAAGGAAACAGGTGTAAATGTTCAGGCAACTAAAAAATATCTCTCAGAAGTCGAAAAAATTGAAAATATGATAGAGAACTGCGAAAACGAGATAAAAAGACTTGAACATGTTATAAGTATGACGGAAAGGGCACTAAAAAACATCGAGGATGATAAGTACTATAAAATTATTGAATTAAAATATTTTGAAGAAATGACACTTGAATACGTAGCAGGAAAATTTAATGTTGATATTACGACGATAAAACGTAACAAAAATAGACTTATCAACAGGTTGAGGGCATTAATTTTTTCAGATAACGTGATCCAGGATATAATGAATTATTAAAAAAAATTAATGAAAATGCCCCTTTCGTGCCCTTGTATATAAATTTATATGTGTTATAATAGGTTAGAATGGAAATTTAAGGTTTTAGGAAATCCGAGATATTTTTTGCTGAGGCGGGATTCATGAGCCATACGCCTGGCTATCAGAAGACAGTTTAAAAGCTGTCTTTTTTATTTTTTTTTGAGAAACGAGGTGAAACAAGTATGAAATTGACAGAAAAGCAGAAACGCTTTGCAGATTACTACATTGAAACAGGGAATGCATCGGAGTCTGCGAGAAGGGCAGGATATAAAGGGAAAAATTTGAACAATGTTGCAAGTGAAAACTTGGCAAAAGTTGGCATAAAAGAATACATCGACGGGAAACTGAAGGTACTGGAGAGCGAAAGAACTGCATCTGCCAAGGAAGTACTGGAAATGTTAACCTCGTCGATGCGGGGCGAACTGAAGGAGGAAGTCGTCGTGGTAGAAGGCACGGGGGACGGATGCAGTGACGCAAGGATAATTGAAAAGCAGATAGGACTAAAGGACAGACTGAAAGCAGCTGAACTGCTTGGTAAAAGATACAGGCTGTTTACTGACAAGGTCGAAGTTGAGGGAGTACTGCCTGTTATGATAGTGGGTGAGGACGAACTTGAAGAGTAGGAAGGTCAGACTCCCTGACATAGTCGGCAAGGGATATAAGGATTTCTGGAATTTCAAGGGCAGATACAAAGTCGTGAAAGGGTCAAGGGCAAGTAAGAAAAGTAAGACCATAGCACTTTGGATAATTTACAGCATGATGAAGTACAGGGGGGCAAATACCCTTGTTGTGCGTAAGGTGTACAGGACGCTTAAGGACAGCTGTTATTCGGATTTAAGGTGGGCGATAAACAGACTGGGCGTACTTGAGTACTGGGAATTTAAGGAAAGCCCGCTTGAAATAACATATATACCCACGGGACAGAAAATTTTATTTAGGGGATTTGACGATCCGCTTAAGATAACGTCAATATCTGTATCGGACGGAGTACTCTGCTGGTGCTGGTGCGAGGAGGCATATGAGATAAACAGAGAACAGGATTTCAATATGCTTGACGAAAGTATCAGGGGGATTGTGGAACCACCTCTATTCAAGCAGTTTATAATATCATTCAACCCCTGGAACGAACGGCACTGGCTCAAAAAAAGATTTTTTGACGTCGAGGATGAAAACATACTGGCCAAGACAACGAACTACATGTGCAACGAATGGCTTGACGAAAGCGATAAGAAGCTGTTCGAGGACATGAAGAAAAATAATCCACGAAGATATCAGGTCGCAGGGCTTGGAAACTGGGGGATAGTAGATGGACTTGTCTATGAGAACTGGGAAGAGAAGGAATTTGATTATACAGAAGTGGCAAAAATGCATGGAGTCAAATCGGCATTCGGGCTTGATTTTGGATATACCAATGACCCCACTGCGTTGTTCTGCGGACTGATAGATGTAGCAAACAGGACAATATACGTATTTGATGAAATCTATCAGAATGCCATGAAGAACAGGGAGATAGCGGAAGAAATAATCCGTAAGGGGTATGGGAAGGAGAAAATAACTGCCGACAGTCAGGAGCCGAAGTCAATAGACGAGCTTTATGACTTAGGACTTAAGGGAATAAGAAACTCAAGGAAAGGTAAGGACAGTATTAATAACGGAATCCAGTACATTCAGGATTATAAAATCATAATACATCCACGATGCGTTAATTTCATTACCGAGATATCCAACTACATGTGGGACAAAGATAAGTTCGATAATGCGGTTAATAAGCCTGTGGACGATTTTAACCACCTGATGGATGCGATGCGGTATGCACTGGAAGACTACACGAAAGGCCCTACATTTTCTTTTGATTAAGGAGCTGAAATGTTTGATTTTATAAAAAGATTTTTTAGGAGAAAAGATAAAATGGAAAAGGACAACATAAGTTTATCGGAAGTTGAAAGCATTATAATGTGGCATTTTTCAAGTGACAGTTACAGAATGATGCTTGACGGCAACAGATATTATGCAGGGGGACACGACATACTGAAAAGAAACAGAACGGCGATAGGTGATGACGGAAAACTGATAACTGTTAACAACTTGCCGAATAATAAGATTGTTAACAATCAATATAAAAAACTGGTAAAGCAGAAGGTGAACTATATAGCATCCAAGACACCCAGTATAAGTACTGACAATGAGAAATACAACGAGCTGCTAAATGATTTATTCGATAAAGGATTCCTCAAAACGATTAAAAGGATAGCCACTGATGTGTATAACAACGGCATCGGATGGCTATTTCTATATATTGACGAAGAAGGAAATTTGAAATTTAAGAGGCTGAACTCTGTTGAAGTTATCCCTATATGGACCGATAACGAACATACCGAGCTGAAATATGCAATCAGAAAATATTCCAGTCAGGTATACAGCAATGGAAGATATGAAAAAGAAACGCATATAGAGTTATACAAGGACTCAGGAGTTGAATATTACACACTAAGCGATAATAAGCTTAACCTGATCGAGAAAAAAGCATACCTGACAGTTGACGATACACCATATAACTGGCAAAGAATACCGCTTATAAGTTTCAGGGCTGATGAATTGGAACAGCCTCTGCTTAACAGGGTGAAATCACTACAGGACGGACTTAACATGCTTATGAGTGACTTCATGAACAATATGCAGGAGGACAGCAGGAACACGATACTAGTTATAAAAAATTATGATGGTGAAAATTTAGGTGAGTTCAGGAGAAACTTGGCAACATACGGGGCGGTAAAGGTCAGAGAAGAAGGAGAAGTGTCAAGCTTACAGGTTGAAGTGAATGCAGAAAACTATGATGCGATAGTTAAACTTTTGAAACAGACAATAATAGAAAATGGAGCAGGGTTTGACAGCAAGGCCGATACACTTGGAAATAATCCGAATCAGTTGAATATCCGTTCGATGTACTCTGAAATTGATTTGGAGGCAAACGATTTTGAAACTGAGTTTCAGGCAAGTTTTGAAGATCTGCTATGGTTTGTTGCAAACCATTTAAAGAATACCGGACAGGGTGATTTCCTTGCTGAAAAGGTTGAAGTTGTACTTAACAGGGATATTTTGGTTAATGAAAGTCAGGCAATAACGGACATCAAAAATTCAGTTGGAATAATATCAGAGGAAACGATACTTGCCCAGCATCCATGGGTTACAGATGTGCAGGCAGAACAGGAAAGGCTGAAGAAGGAACGTGAGGAAAAAATTAAAACTGAAGACTACGAAGGATTTGGAGAACATAAACACTCTGATGATGTAGATGAGTAAGAAATACTGGCAGGACAGATTTATCGAGGAAGAGGAACGGCTTAATAAAATAGCTGGAGACGAATTCCGGAGACAGCAACTGGAATACGAGAGGGCTATATCGAGGCTGAACAAGGATATCGAAGTGTGGTACAACAGAATAGCTAAGAATAACGATGTATCACTTGCAGAAGCTAAGAAGATGCTTAATGACAAAGAACTTAAGGAGTTCAAATGGACGCTTGACGAATACATCAAACACGGAAAAGAGAACGGGATTGATAAGAACTGGAATAAGGAACTTGAGAACGCAAGTGCAAGGGTACACATAGAACGGCTTGAGGCTATGAAGTTGCAGGTAAGAGGGGAAATAGAAAAACTCTATAATGGTCGTGAAAGTGGATTTGAAAGCTATCTTAAAAATCTTTATAAAGACCAGTACAACAGAACAGCTTTTCAGATAGCGAAGGGTACGGGGGTAGGAACAAACATATACAGTCTGAATGACAAATTAGTAAATACGGTTATTAAAAAGCCATGGGCTCCTGATGGTAAAAATTTTAGCGACAGGATATGGGAAGACAAAGACAAGCTTATAAATACCCTTCACACTGAAATGACGCAGGCGTTTATCAGAGGCGACAGTCTTGAAAAACTGGCAGATAAAATAGCCGAAAAAATGAAAGTGTCGAAAGCAAATGCCTCAAGGCTGGTGTATACAGAAAGTGCCGCATATTCAAGTAGGGCGAGGCTTAAAAGCTATCAGGATTTGGGAGTAGAAAAGTATGAGATAGTGGCCACGCTTGACAACAGAACATCGGATATATGTCAGGACATGGATGGCAAGGTATTTGACCTGAAAGACTATGAAGTTGGAGTCACTGCGAATCCGTTCCATGTCAGATGTCGAACTACTACTGCCCCTTATTTCGATGATATGGACGGCGAAAGAGCTGCAAGGAATGAGACAACAGGAGAAACGGAGTATGTTCCAGCGGACATCACGTATAAGGACTGGAAAGAAAAATATATCAGCAAGAATCCCTTTGAAAAAACTGAAAAAAGTGATATAATAAAAGAAATAAGGGAGAACAGTACAATTTTGAAAAACTTGGAACTTAACAAGGTTGAGTATAAAAAAGTGGGAAAATTGAACAGAGAATTGGAAGATTATGAAATCATAATGCGATTGGCAGGAGGCGATGAAACAAACGGATCTTGTTCATCGGTAGCTTTAGCTTATGCCGGGAATAGAAATGGAATAGACGTATTAGATTTTAGAGGTGGAAACTCTCAAATGTTTTTTTCGAACAGAAAAAATATATTGGATATAGCACAAATGAAAGGTGTTAAAAGCTTAATAGTTGAAAACTCAAATGATTTTAGAGCAATAAAAGAACTGCTAGATTTTATTACAGAAGAAGAAAAGGAATATTATTTGGGAGTTGGAACACATGCGGCTATAGTAAAGAGAGAATTGAACAAGTATTATTACTTAGAACTGCAGGATGCATTTAATAACGGTTATCAGATTTTGACTGACGGAGTACTAAAAAATAGGTTTGGGTGTCAAAAATCCCACACAGTGTATGGGATAAAATTGAAACCTAAAAATGTGATAATTGAAATAGATTCATTGAAAGACAACAAAGAATTTGAAGAAATCTTGGGTTATATAAATACCAATGAAATTGACCAGGTGAAAGGATATGACGGATATGCTAAGTGATTTCTATAAAGAAAATTCTACCGATAAAGTTTGGTGGGTTAGTAATATTGATACATTTGGGGAACATTTATTTTCTTTTGATAAGAAAGTAATCTTTAATTTATTTAGAGACTACCCGCACAATCTTACAAAAGAACAGAAAGAAATATTTGATAATGAAAATCCATACTGGGCTAATTTTTTCAAATGGAGAACAGAAGAAAGTAAACAGTAATAATTCAAGAGCGGTTTAACGACTGCTCTTTTTTATTTCGCCTTTTTTAGATTTGAAGGCGTAAAAGAACAAATCAGACATAATACCGCTGACATACAGCGTAAAAAATGAAGGAGTGAGTATATTATGAACAAAGAAGATCTGTTGAAACTCGGACTGACTGAGGAACAAGCTGAAAAAGTATTGTCAGCAAATACTGAACAGCTGAAAGGGTTTATCCCGAAAGCAAGATTTGATGAAGTAAACAACGCTAAGAAACAGGCTGAGAAAGACTTGTCAGACAGGGATAAACAGCTTGAAACACTTAAGAACAGTACCGGGGACATTGAAACTTTGAAGCAGACAATTGAAACACTGCAGAACGAAAATAAGGCCGCAACGGATAAATATAATGCCGAACTTGCGGAAATAAAACTGGCAGGAGCAGTGGATACGGCGTTGCTTGGAGCGGATGCCTTAAATGTAAAGGCAGTGAAAGCGTTACTGGACATGAGTAAAATCAAAATGGACGGTGATGTACTGCTTGGAATCAATGAACAGATTGAAAGTTTGAAAAAAGCGGAAGACAGCAAAATGCTGTTTAAAGCCGTTGAAGTGGGAAAACAAAAAGGGCCTAATTTCGCAGGAGTTAAACCTGGCGAAGGAAATACAGGGAATGGAGAAAGCAATGCTCCAAAATCTCTGGCCGATGCCATAATGGCAAGATTCACAACACAATCAGATTAAAAAAAAATTAGGAGGTGGCTTATATGCCGATAACATTAGCAGAAGCTAAAAAGAATGTACAGGACGATTTGCAGATAGGAGTGATAGACGAATTTGCAAAGAGTAACTTTATTATGAACAACATACCGTTTGACAATGTAGTGTCCCCAACAGGAGGAGGAACTACAATGACTTACGGATACACAAGATTAAAAACACAACCAACTGCAGACTTCAGGGAAGTCAATCACGAATACACACCTGCTGAAGTTTCTAAAGAAAGACACAATGTTGACTTAAAAATCTTTGGAGGATCATTCCAGATTGACAGAATTATTGCAGATATGGGCGGGATAGTGTCAGAAGTGCAGTTACAGATGTCGCAGAAAATAAAAGCCGCATCTGCTTTATTTAACAACACGGTAATAAATGGAGACAGTGCAGTTAACAGTAAGGCGTTTGACGGACTTGAAAAAGCAATCACAGGAAGTTCAACAGAATTTATTCCGGGAGCCGCAATAGATTTATCTACTTCGGCCGCAATAGATACTAACTACAAAGCTTTCCTTGACATGCTGGATGAGTTCTTAATGGGACTTGACGGAACACCTTCCATGATAGCAGGGAACTTACAGCTTATCGCTAGAATAAGGGCATGTGCAAGAAGAACTTCGATGTATACAACTTCTATGAATGACTTTGGTCAACAGGTTGAAATGTATGCGGGAATCCCGTTAATCAATCTTGGTGCTAAACCTGGAACAAATGACCCAGTTTCTGAAACAAAAACAGGGACAGGGGAAACATCACTGTATGCTGTAAGATTCGGAATGGACGGATTCCACGGGGTTGCCCCAACAGGAAACGGATTAATCAAATCATGGTTGCCTGATTATAAGACAGCGGGAGCAGTTAAGACTGGAGAAGTTGAAATGGTTGCGGCGGTTGCTTTGAAAGCTACCAAAGCGGCGGGAATATTCAGAAAAATTAAAGTAAAATAGGAGGTGCTTTGAATGGCTGTAATAAAATCACCAAATCAGGAATACACAGGGACGAGTGCCGGGGTATATTTTGTTAACGGAGTTGGGAATACCGACAACGAAAACTTAATTGAATGGTTCAGGGATCGTGGTTATGAAGTGGAGGAAGACTCGGAAGAAAAGGCTAAAAAACCGAAGAAGTAGGTGCTGGGTATGGAGTATGTAGAAAATATCAAAGATGATGTGATAAAAACATTAAAGTCGGTAGGCTATGAAGTCGTAGATACCGACTTATTTTTATTGGAACAGAGTATCGAAAAGGTTAAGTCTTATATTAAAAATAAGACTAATCAGAATAAAGTTCCAGAAGGGTTTAAGTATATTTGGGTTGACAGAAGTACAGGTGAGTTTTTATATTTTAAGAAATCACTTAACCAGCTTGAGCTGAAAGGCTTAGATTTTGACCGTGTAGCGAAAGAAATAAGCGAAGGTGATACTAAGGTAGTCTTTGAAGATACGAAGAGCGTGGGAGACAAATTTGAGGTTTTTACGACATATCTGATGACAAGAGGGGAAGACGAACTCTTGAGATACAGGAGGATAGTATGGTAAAGGAACTAGAAAAGGCAAAAAAAGCTATACAGTCACTATGGACTGGAGTTTGTAATATATTTGGTTTTAAAGATACTGAAGACAAATATGGAGCGACAATTCACACAGAAGTGATGTTATTTGAAAATCTGCCTTGCCGGTTAAGTTTTAAGAATATCAGTCAGACTAATCAGACGGAATCTTTTGCTGTGAGTTCTCAGGTCGTGAAACTGTTCATTGCTCCTGATGTTTATGTTCCTCCGGGTAGCGTAATTGAAGTTACTCAGAACGGAATAACAAGGAAATATAAGCACTCGGGAATATCGGCGGTTTATACGAACCACCAGGAAATAGTGCTTGAAGCATACAAAGGAAGTGCTTAAATGGGAACAAGTAAAGTTAAAGTGGATTTTTCGGAAATAAGAAAAGCTGCTGAAACATTAAGTCAGGCAAATACAGCACTACTACTTGAGAACATAACCAACGAACTGGGTGCAAGGTTACTTGCCAAAGCAATTAAGAGAACGCCTGTTGACAAAGGAACACTGAGGCGTGGCTGGGACGCAAGTATAGGAGCGAAAGCGGTCAATACTGGCGGAGGATATATGGTGACAATAACAAATAGTGTTGAGTATGCGTCTTATGTAGAGTTTGGGCACAGGCAGACTCCGGGAAGGTATGTCCCAGCAATAGGAAAATCATTGAAAAAATCATGGGTTACAGGACAGTTTTTTCTCACAAAGGCAGAACTGGAACTGGAAAAGGAATTACCGAAAATAATTGAAAAGAAACTTGAAGCGTGGATAAAGGAGGTACTTGGAGGATGATAAACGACATAATGAATGCACTGACTGGAAAGCTAAAGGAAACATTCGGGATAAAGATTTACATCAACCAGGTTCCTCAGAATTTCGAAGAACCCTGTTTTTTCGTACATGTCATAAGCACTGATAAAACTCAGATTGTTGATTCGAGGTATAAAGCGGTGACAGTGTTCGGGATTGATTATATAGCTGATGAAAATAAAAAGAATTCAAGGGAAATATATGATGTGATTGAAAAACTTAATAGTATCACTAACCTGATAACGCTCGAAAATGGAGACATCATGAGAGGCACTGAGAGAAAAACTGAGATACATGACGGGAATATGCATAGCTTTATTCAGTTCAGTTATTTTATTCGTGAGAAAAAGGAAAATGATAAGATGGAAAATCTTTCGATAGAAGGAGGCATTAAAAAGAATGGCTAAGAAAAACGAAACAAACACAAGCTTTACAAAAGAACAGCTGTATGGTTCTAAAAAATATGAAATGCAGAAGGATATTCTCGGAGTAATGCTTGAAGATAATAAGGAGTACACTTTTGACGAAGTGGATAACTTAATAAAAGAATTTTTAAAGAGAGAGGTGGAATAGATGGCATACGGAGGAGGTACATGGTTATTTCAGAATAAGGTTTTGCCGGGTACTTATATAAACTTTGTCAGTCTAGCAAGGGCTATCGTATCACTTGCTGACAGAGGTTATGCGGCGATGGCAATGGAACTTGACTGGGGAGTAGACGGGGAAGTGTTCACCGTTGAAAACTCAGATTTTCAGAAAAACAGCCTGAAAATATTCGGATATAGCTATGACCATGAAAAAATGAAAGGTTTAAGGGATTTATTTTCTAACGCAAAGACAGTCTACTGCTATAAGTTGAATGAAGGTACAAAGGCAAGTAATGACCTGGCCACTGCAAAATATGCAGGCGAAAGAGGGAACAGCATTAAAATAACAGTAGCGACTAATGTTGACGCTCCTACAATGTTTGACGTGGCTACTCTGCTTGATAATAAAAAAGTGGATGTTCAGACGGTAAAAACGGCAAAAGATTTAATCAATAATGATTTTGTGGACTTTAAAACAGGGGCAACATTAACCCCGACAGTTGCAAAACCGCTTGAAAACGGAACAAACGGAAGTGCAGTGACAGGAACGGAATATCAGAAGTTCCTCGACAAAATTGAGACTTACTATTTCAACACGTTAGGATGTCTTGCAACTGACGAAACAATTAAAAAACTATACATTCAGTTCACAAAAAGAATGCGTGATGAAGTTGGAGCTAAGTTTCAGACTGTAGTATACAGAGGGGCATATGCAGACCATGAAGGTGTTATCTCAGTCGAAAACAAAACTATTTCCAAAGACGATAAAGAGTCGTCTGCGGTATACTGGGTTACAGGAGCTGAAGCGGGATGTCCTGTCAACAAGTCGGTTTCCAATAAAGTTTACGACGGAGATTTTACGTTTGAATTCAAGGAAAATCAGACAGCACTGGAAAATGGGATAAAAGCAGGAAAATTCCTGTTCCACAAGGCCGATAATAAACCAGTTGTTCTCACTGACATAAATACTTTTACATCAATCACGGTGGATAAGAATGACGACTTTACATCTAATCAGGTGATAAGAGTACTTGACCAGATAGCTGTGGATATTGCAAAACTGTTCAACAAGTCGTTCGTCGGAAAAGTGGACAACGACGAAGATGGAAGGGTATCACTTAAAGATAATATCGTTGACCACCACAAGGAACTGCAGAGAGTCAGGGCAATTGAAAACTTTGTTGCTGAGGATGTAACAGTTGAAAAAGGGAAAGACAAGAAATCGGTGCTAGTAACAGATAAGGTCACTCCTGTTGCAGCGATGGAAAAACTATATATGAGTGTCATAGTGGCCTAGCTAAAATGACTTAAGGAGGTAAGAAATGAGCACAACAATGAACGGTAGGGATGCCGTATCAGGGAGCATGGGAAGATGTTTTGTTACAATAGAAGGTAACAGATATCTTTTAATGCAGGTTATTTCCGTAAAAGCGGAAATGGAGAAGACAAAAACTAAAGTTCCCATCATGGGGCGTTCAGGAAAAGGGAACAAGGCCACAGGCTGGGAAGGTTCAGGAAGTGCAAAACTGCATTACAACTCTTCTCTTTTTAGGGAACTTTTACTTAAGTATCAGAACACTGGAGAAGATATATATTTTGACATGCAGCTTGTGAACGAAGACCCTACTTCAACAGTAGGAAGACAGACAGTCATACTGAAAGGATGTAACATAGACGGGGGAACTCTTGCAAGTATAGATGCGGATGCAGAATATTTGGAAGATGAATTTGACTTTACATTTGAATCTTTCGAAATTCCTGAAAAATTTAAGAATTTACCAGGAATGCAGTAATGCTGGGAAAATTTTTCAGCTGGCTGTCAAATCCTGAGAAAGTGGCAAAATTTTTAGCAGATACAACAGTGTGTCTGCTTATTTTTATATTGATAACGTTAATTAGAAAGGTGTTGAATTTAATAATGGATAGTTTAAAAGGATTTTTTAAAGGAAATGCAAAACAGGTAGAAAATGAAAAAGTGGTAATTTCTGACAGATTTGTCGGAGAGGATGGAAAGCCATTAGAATGGGAAATCAGGGCTATAGGAAATGAAACGGATGACGAACTAAGAAATCAATGTACCTCGCAGGTTAAGATTAAGAAAAACGTATATATGCCTAAGCTTGATTACACAGAGTATCTAAAAAAACTACTCGTTGCGTGCGTAGTGTACCCTAACTTAAATAACAAGGAGTTACAGGACAGCTACACAGTGATGTCTGCAGAGGAGCTCCTATCTGCTATGCTTTTACCAGGAGAGTTTAACGCTTTGGCGGAAAAGGTACAGGAAATATGTGGATTTGATAAAGATATTATGGAAGAAAAAATCGAAGAAGCAAAAAACTGATAGAGGAGGATGCAATGGCGGGGTATGCACATTACGCCCTCCACAAGCTTAAAATAATGCCGGGCGATTTTGCCGAGCTCGGTCTCGAAGAAAAAGCATTTATCATAGCAAGCATAAGATTGAAAATTGAAAATGAGAAGAAGGAAATGCAGAAAATGAAGTCCAAAGCAAGGAGGTGATGCTGATGGCAACAATAAGTTCGTCAATACAAATGATGGACAGACTGACTGCTCCTGTGCTTAAGATGGCAAGTGCCATGAGCAGTCTCGTAACCACTATGGAAGCGGCGGACAATAAAAAGATAGACCCTAAAGGTCTTGGAACAATGAAGGATAACATAGCTAAAGCTAACGCAGAGCTTCAGAATTTACAGGCAGAACTTGCAGGAGCGGGAGCACAGACACAGCAGAACACGGCAAAACAGCAACAGTGGAACAGTTCAATACATGGTGGCGGTAAGGCAATGAACGGCTTGATAAACAAGCTGAAAGCCGCAGTCGGAATGTATGCTTTGATTAACGGTGCGAAAAAACTGGTCGGAATATCGGATGAAGTCATGACAATAGATGCAAGGCTTAATCTTATAACAAATACATCCGCACAGAAAAATAATCTGAAAAACGCCGCATATCAGATGGCACAGGAGGCGAGAGTTCCACTGAACAGTTTTACAAACGATGTGGCCAAGCTCGGAATCCTTGCCGGAAAAAGATTTTCAAATAATGCTGAGATAATACAGTTCATGGGTAACGCAACAAAAGCATTTAAAGTGGCGGGAACATCCGCAACTGAAACTGCCGGGGCGATGACACAGCTTAACCAGGCACTTGCGTCAGGAGTACTGCAGGGAGACGAGTTTAGGAGTATCAGGGAAAACGCTCCTCTTATCACCCAGGCAATAGCGAAGGAAATGGGAGTATCTCAAGATCACCTTAAAAAACTGGCATCGGAAGGAAAAATAACCGCAGATGTAGTGAGAAGAGCAGTACTGGGGATGACGGATGACATCAACAGGGACTTTTCTAAACTGCCTATGACCTGGGGTGAAGTTTGGGTAAAGGCAGGAAACTTTGCACTAAGGACATTTGACCCTCTGCTTAGAATGATTAATCAGGTAGCGAACAGTCAAAAATTTAAGTCAATGGCAACAAGCATGGCGAGTACGTTCGAAATGGTGGCCGGAGTGATGACAACAGTATTTGACAAAGCACTGGAGTTGGCAGGTTGGGTTTATGAAAAATGGAACTTAATCAGCCCAGTTGTCATAGGAGTTGCGGCCGCAATGGGGGTATATGCCTTGGCTCAAGGAATAGCAACTCTTGCAATATGGGCTTACAATACCGCAGCATGGCTCAAAGTTGCGGCTGATACGGCATTACAAATGGCGGCAGTATTAGCCACAATAGCACAGTATGGGCTGAATGCGGCTATATACGCTTTTCCAGGAACATGGATTGTCGTTGCAATAGCGGCAGTCATTGCGGTTGTGGTAGGTTTAGTTGTAGGAATGATATATCTTATCAAAACTATGACAAAAACTGCCACGGTCACAGGAGTTGTCGTGGGAGCATTTGACTGGATGAAGGCTATGTTGTGGAATATATGGGCAAGTATAGTCAATGCGATAATATCCGCTATAAATGGGATAATAAGAGGGATAAACGGGCTTATAAGAAGTGCTGCAAAAGGACTGTCCAATTTTGCAAATATATTCATAGATGCATTTAACTGGATAATGCGTGAGGCGGACAAGTTCATAAATGGACTTTTAAAAACAATGAGCGGTGCGGCCCCTTTACTATCTGCAATTGGGATTAACCTGCCTACCTCGACAGGAGGAGCCATGCAACTTGCAAGGGCTAATTTCTCAGCTCCGCAAATAGCAGAAATAAACTATAAGCTTGATAAAAAAGATGCAGGTGCAGCGTACAGAAAAGGTGCAGAAAGAGGTAATGCAAAACAGAAAAAATGGGAAAATGACTTAAAAAACGGTTACAAAAATACAAAAGATATGCTGAAAGGTGAACTTGGCGACCTCGGAGGAGGGAAAGGACTTGATCCGGCTGGAACTGGAATGCCAGGTGGAGGCGGTGGCGGAGGAAAAGACCCTAACGGAGTAGGGAAAAACACAGGGAAAACCGCTGACAATACAGGAAAAATGGCCAACAGTCTCGAGGATACGGAAGAAGACTTGAAATATCTGAGAGAACTGGCAGAACAGGAACATATCAACCAGTTCACGACAGCTGAAATAAAAGTGGAAATGAATAACAATAATACAATAGAAAATGAAGCTGACATTGATAAAGTTATAAATAAACTGACTGAAAAGATAGAAGAGAAAATGAACATTGTGGCAGAGGGGGTGCATTAACATGTATGATATTTATATTGATAGAATGCTGATTCCGGTGAATCCTGACAAAATAACGTACACCATGAAGAACAGGAATGAGACTGTGTCGCTTATAAATGCGTCAGAAGTGAATCTGCTGAAGTCCGAAGGTCTTAAGGAAATATCATTTAAAATTGTCCTCCCTGCATTCAGATACCCTTACTTAAATACTTTACAGGGATTTAATAAGCCTGGATACTATTTGGATAAACTTCAGAGACTGAAAAGGGACAGGAAAGTGTTCCAGTTCATCGTGTCGCGTAGATATCCGAACAGGAAGGGATATTTCAACACAAATATGAAAGTCACGCTTGAAGAGTTCACATATTCTGACGATACTGACGAATTCATGGACATCCCTGTTGAAATTAAGCTTAAGGAATACCGCGACCCTAGGGCAACAGCTCTGACAATACTGGATGACAAGATTTCGGGGTTTATCACAAAACCGCGTGCAGTAACAGCGATACTGGACAGGATAGTTACAACCGAGGCAGGGGAAACTCTGTGGAACATATGTCGTCAACATACAGGAGGACTTGAGAAAATGGCAGAGGTCATGAAACTTAATGCTTTTGACAAAATAACGGACTTTATTCCGGGGCAGAAAGTGAGGCTTAAAGAATGAGCATTATGCCGGACTTAAAAGGAATCAAACTGATAGACTTGAACAGGGAAAGCTGGATTAATGCGGCAATAAAACAGTCAGTCGGAAAATTTGAGCTTGAAAAAGACATTGAACTGACAGTAACACTGGAAAATGGTCAGGTTTTAATTCCGCTTGTAACATCACTTGAATGGACAACGGAGAGAAAAGGAGCTTGTGGAGTGCTTGAATTTGAAGTGCTGAAAGAGGAAATAGAATTTACTGAAGGGAACAGGGTATCCGTGAAATACAAGGATGCCCCCTTTTTTTTAGGTTATATTTTTAAGCGTAGCAGGACAAAATCAGGCAAGATTAAAGTTACCGCATATGATCAGCTGAGGTACTTAAAAAACAAGGACACATATATATTTAAAAATGTGACAGCAACGGAAATAATAAAAAGGATAGCAGAAGACTTTAAGCTTGAAATTGGGGAACTGGAAGACTCAGGATTTAAGATTGAAAAGAGGATAGAAGACAACAAGACTTTATTTGACATGATACTGTATGCACTTACCGAAACTCTATATAACACGAAGAAACAGTTCATTTTTTATGATGATTATGGAAAGCTTACACTTAAGGAAGACGAGAAAATGAGGATACTTGATCTCATTCTTGACGACAAGAGTGCAACTGATTATAAATACAGCACAAGTATAGATGACAAGACGTATAATCAGATAAAGCTCTTAAGGGTCAATAAGGAGGCGAAAACAAGGGAAATATACATGGTGAAAGACCCTTTTAACATAAAATCATGGGGTATTTTACAGTACTTTGAAAATGTGGACGAGAAAATGACAGAGGCGAAAATAAAGGAAAAAGTGGAAAGTCTTTTAAAACTGTATAATCACAAAAAAAGAACTTTCGCGATGGAAAATGTCTTCGGCGACATAAGGGTCAGAGGTGGCTCAAGTATGCTCATAAAACTTAATGTCGGGGATATAGTAGTGCAGAACTATATGATAGTGGATAAAGTTAAGCATAAATTTGAATATCAGAAACATGTAATGTCTATTGACTTTATAGGACAGATGGGAATAAAGGAGAGTGATAAGAATGGCGGAACTGGTACAACTGTTGAAAGAACTGTCGAAAACAACGAATGATGCGGGAGAACCGTTTGAGCACAGAAAAGGCACAGTAGAATCTGTGAATCCTATCAGTGTCAGAGTAGACCAGAAGCTGATACTGGAAGAGGACGATCTTATTCTCACTCATCTTGTCAGGGACTATGATGTTGACATCTCGGTTAGTCATGAAACAGAAGATTTTGAGCTTGTAGAAGGTGCTCTGACAGATATTAAAAGTCATAAGCACGAATATAAGGGCAGAAAACGGATAACTGTCCATAACGGACTGAAGGTCGGTGAGGACATCGTGCTTTTAAAAGTACAGGGCGGACAGACTTACATTGTGCTGGATAGGTATAAAGACCCTCATACGGAAGGAGAGTGGTTGTAATGATACCTCGTAACGACGGACTGACTTCAGACATCAGGATAATAGAACGACCCACAAAAACTTATAAAATGGATTTATCAGGAAATGTCATAGAAGGCTATACGGATGAGCTGAAAGCAATGGAACAGGCCATATATAAGATAATAAGGACAGAGAGATATAAACATATAATCTACTCGTGGAATTATGGGATAGAGCTTGAAGACCTGTTCGGAATGCCTGTAAGCTACTGTATCCCTGAAATTGAAAGAAGGGTAAAAGAGGCATTGGAACAGGATACTAGAATACTTGACGTGACAGATTTTGAATTTGAGACATTAAGAAGAGGAACGGTGCATGTCAAATTTAAAGCAGTCACAATTTTTGGAAATCTGGAACTGGAAAAGGAGGTGCAGATAGCTTAATGTTTGAAGTAATGACTTATGAAAAAATAATGGAACGGATGCTTGCAAGAGTTCCGAACAGCTTGGATAAAAGGGAAGGCTCAGTCATGTGGGATGCCCTTGCCCCTGCCGCAAAAGAACTGGAGGACATGTATTTTGCATTATCTATAATATTGCAGGAAACATTCGGAGACACGGCCAGCAGGCCAAATCTGATAAGAAGGGCAAGTGAAAGAGGGATAACACCTTACAAGGCAAGTAAAGCGGTGTTGAAAGGCGTTTTTGACATAGAAATACCACTGGGTAGCAGATTTAATTTGGATGAGCTGAACTATACAGCCACAAAATTTATACAGCATAACACAGGAACTGGATTATATGAATATCAGATTGAATGTGAAACTCCCGGAAGGGATGGGGGAAGAAAAACGGGAAATATAATCCCGATTGATTATATTAACGGGTTAGGACGTGCTGAAATAACAGAACTTTTAATCCCTGGACAGGACGAAGAAGAAACTGAAAAATTGAGACAGAGGTACTTTGACAGTTTTAACATGAAGGCATACGGAGGGAACATCTCTGACTATAAACTTAAAGTGCATGAAATTGAAGGTGTGGGAGCTGTTAAAGTAACTCCAGTATGGAATGGTGGCGGAACTGTTTTATTAACCATACTTGATAGTGATTTTAATCAGGCAAGTCCTACTCTGATTAAAAAAGTGCAGGACACAATGGATCCAACAAAAGATGCAAGAGGTCTCGGAGTTGCCCCAATAGGTCATATTGTTACAGTACAGGGTACAAGCAATGTTGCAATTAACATTAATACAAGCATCACGTTTGAACCTAATTTTTCATGGCCGCTTGTAAAACTGAAGGTCGAGGAAGTGGTAAAGAACTACTTGCTTGAACTGCGAAAAACATGGGCTCTGAAAAATGAAAAAGTGAGTAATAATTTGGTTGTAAGGGTGTCACGTATAGAAGCAAAAATACTCGACATAAATGGGATTTTGGATATACAGAACACAACAATTAATGGAAGTCCTAACAATTTACAATTGACTGAGTATCAGATTCCTGTATGGGGAGGTATCACAGTATGACGATTTTAGAAAATATTAACGTCAACCTGCTGTCGTACCTCCCTCAGTTTATGCAGGAGTACAGGGAGATTAGGCGGATAATGGAAAGTGAAGAGCCTGAACTCAAGTTGCTGTGGGAACTGCTTAGAAAAGTGTTTAATAATCAGTTTATACAGTACTGTGACGAAGATGGGATAAGCAAGTTTGAGGAAATGCTGGGGTTACACAGATATGAAAATGATACGCTGGAAATCAGGATTTTTAGGGTTTTAACTTATTGGAACGACCAGATACCATACACTTGGCGTGTACTTGTGAACAGAATGGATCAGTTGTGCGGAACAGGGAACTATGAGCTGAGACCAAATTTTAACGCATATGAACTTGGAATCACTACTAAGTTTGACGATGCGAAAAAATACGACGAACTGAATAACATGCTTAAGACAATATTACCTGCAAATTTAGGATTTAACAGTATTAATATCCTTACTCCGAAAGTAGTTAATACACTATATGTTTCTGTCGGAGCTGTGACAAATATAAACACATTAATTGAGATAGGAGGATAGAAATGGCAAGTATAAAAAGAACAGGAATAACTGACAAGGGAAAAGATTTAATAACTAGAGAAATCGCAGGAATAACAGAACTGATATTCACGAAGATATCTGCATCAAGCAATAAACTGGCCGATACAGTAAACCTTGAAACACTTATTAATATTGATGAAGTAAAACAGACAGTGAATGTCAGTAAAGTTGAGAAAATAGGAACATCGCAGATTAAAGTGACAGCCACGTTCAACAACTCAGGACTTATGAATGGTTACGGCATGGAAACTTTAGGAATTTATGCAAAGGATACAGCAGGAACAGAAGTTCTTTTTGCAGTTACCGTTGCAGGTACTTCCGACTACATGCCTGCAACAAACGGGATTAATTTGAGTACAGTGACAGTGGAACTTATATTCAATTTAAGTAATACTGATAATGTCTCGTTATCTGTCGATACTGCGGCACTTGTGACCGTAGAAATGTTTGATTCTTTTAAGTCGGAAGTTAATAAAGATTATGTAAAATACACAGACCTTGCTGAAGAAAATAAAGCGGGAATAATAACATATGCAAAAATTAAAGAGATTGCACCAAAACCTGACTTGTCGCCTTATATTCCATTTAGTAAAGGGTATAGGGTAGATAATAATGTTGATTGGGTTTTAAGGGCAAATAAAAGTGAGACATGGATGCCACACCAGGCACTTATGTTCAACGAAAATGGAGATTATACAGGAACATTTCATACAAATGGAGGTAAAGCTTATTTCAAAGTACCGAACAGGAATGGCGGAAACTGGTGCGAAATAATGGATAATTACGACATGGCTGCAAGAGATCAGAGAATGGATTCGATTGATTCAAATTTGAATACTGTCTGGAACACTCTGAACAATGACACTGTACGTGATGTAAGGTTAGTTGGCGGAATTGCTCCAATTGTTGCTCACGCAAATCAGGCAACAGAAAGAGGTGGCTATGTGGTTACTGGAGTAATCAATTTTAACTCAGATCATATTATTGATCACGTGCAAATGAGAGCGTTCCAAATAAGACGTGGCGGTGGAAATGGAAGCAACTGGTACAATGTTCCGTTTGGATAGAAATCAGGAGGTAAAAAATGAAATTTACAGTAGAAAGAACAGAAATAAAACAGTTTGAAGACGGCATGAAATATATCGCTATCTTTGATAAAGATAATAAAGACTGGTATGAGGAACTGAAAAAGTTTGATAAAGATACTTTAAAAGTTATGTATAACAAAGATACTCAATTAGTATTAAGCACAAATAAAGATGCATCTATGATAGCACCAACAATGGTAGGAGACGTAGTGGAAGAAATAGAATATCAGGAAGTTGAAACAGCTCCTGACAACTATTTTGTTAATGGAAAAATTGTAAAATTAAAGGAATGCGAAACAATAAAAGATGGGAAAATAGTATTTAATAGAGAAAAACGTATAGAGCAAATTAAAAAGGAACTCTACGAATTAAGACTGGAATATGATGCAGCTCCGTTTGAATTTGGAGTAAAAGGCGTTAAATATCTGCAAAATAACAGAAGTATAGACCAGTCTAACTTGACTAGAATTGTTGTCATGTGTCAGGCGATGAAAAAAACAGAATTTGAAAACTGGAAATTTTACACAAAAGACGGTAGTGAAAAGTACGTGAATCTGACATTGCAGGACATGATGAAAATGGCAAATATAATGCAGTTGCATACTACAAAAGCTATGACCACAGAAACTCTATTGTCGCACAATTTAGAAAATTTAACTGACAAAGAGCTTAAAGAGTATGATGCAAAGGACAGATATGAAAAAGCTTACAAGAATATGTAGATTAATCATGTTAAAATCTCACGATTAATCTCACGATTAGAAGAGGAGGTGCTTAATATGAATACTAAAGAATTTACAAAAGAATTTTTAGAAGAACTTGAAGATTTTTTTGAAAGATGTGGATTTAGGAACTGGGAATTTAAAATGTCTTATAATAATATTTTAACAGCACGAATTAGTGGGGTCTCAGTATCTTGGGAAATTGGGAAAACTAAAGAAACAATAACTCATGATGATGTGAAACTTGATTTTAAGGAATACGGAGAACGGAATCATGAATTATTAAAATTATTCAACGAGTATAAATATTTTTATCATTGTTATTTTAAGGGAGTAAAAAGGAGTCAGCCACAATACAGTGATTTAAAATTTGAAGTTATTTTTGATGAAAGAAAAGTGGGACAGGATTTTCTATATGCAATATTAGGAAATTTGAATTGGGATCTTAAAGATGAAAATGCAGAAAAAGATAATTTTGAGGTCTTAAAAAAACTTTTTGTGGAATTTGAGAGATCACCTCAAGTTGTTTTAAAGTATAAGGATAATAAAGAAGAAACTTACTATGAGTGTCCTGATTATATTTCAGTTAGTCGCTTTGAATAAGGAGGTATTTATGCTTGAAAAAGATAAATTATATATCAGTTTTCACAGACCCCGCGGTATAGTGGGGTTTTTAATTTCCGCGTGGACTTTCGGACAATACTCGCACTGCGAATTTGTTTATAATAATGAAGTGCTTTTATCTAATCCAGGAGGAGTTAGGGAAAGACCTTTTAAATATAAAAAGAACTTTGATATATATGAACTAAACAGTAATATCGGAGCAGAGGATATTGTGGAATTTTTTAATACCGCACAGGGTAAGGGGTACGATTACTTGGGTATACTAGGGCAGTTTTTTTATGCTAGTAAAGTCCAGAATGACGACAGATATTTCTGCTCTGAATTTTGTCTGAACGCGATAGATTATGCTCTGCAGTTTACTTTGACTTATAAGCTGAAATCATTAAAGGACAGGGTTGGATATCAGTTTAACCCGTCAAAACTTTACAAATATTTAAAAGATATGGAATTAATAAAGGAAAAGGTGATGTAAATGAATATAGGAAATCTCATAGGAACAGAGTTTCTGCACGAAGGGAGAGAGCTAAAAGTCACAGGATTTAGAGTTGAAGGAGGTGAAATCATATTGACTACTGAAAATATAGGAGGTGATGCCGAGACAAAGAAAAAATATGTGCTTTCGGAGGCAAGTATCGAGAAAATGAAAGGGGTACATCCGAAACTGATTGAACTTATGAAAAAGGCAATAAGTAACAGCCCTTATGATTTTAAAATTGTACAGGGGCTGAGAACAGCGGAGTATCAGAACAGTCTATACCAGCAAGGACGTACAAAGCCTGGTAAGATAGTTACAAAATTAGATGGCTATAACAAAAAATCGAACCATCAGGCAAAAGCTGATGGTTATGGCCATGCAGTAGATATAGCTGTTTGCGGTCAATATGACCAAAATGGAAATTACGTAAAATATACAACGGATGCAGAAATGTTTGACAACAAAAAACTTGTCGAAATTTCAAGGCACGTCAAAGCGGTGGCAAAAGAAATGGGAATGGAAATAGTGTGGGGCGGAGACTGGAAAACTCTGTACGATACACCGCACTACGAACTTGTTTAGCTAAAAAATAATTTTAAGGAGATGATTTTAATGGACAGATTAGCAGCGAAAATTTATATAACAGGAAAAATACTGGAATTAGCAAAAACACTGATTTACAGAACGGAAATCTTAAGCAAGGGAAAAGCTGGAATAGAAAAATTCAAGGAAGTACATGATGGTTTTTGGAAAAAATTAGAGGATCTGCTGGAAAAAGAAAAAACAATTGACAGACCTTTTATTCCAAATTTTGTTGAAGAGGTAGGAGAAGAAGCATTAACAATAGCACTGGAAGAGGCTAAAAAGAACTGCGATTTAAGAGTAGTACTACAAAATATATTTAATGTAGAAAAAAAAGAAAATCCTACAGCACTGTAATGTTAAAAGAAAGGAGTTATTTATGTTTTTTGGTTTAGACACGGAAACGGCGAAGGAGGTAGTCATGATCTCATACGGCGTATTGCTCGGATTTCTAGGTAACATCACATTCCGGGCAAATAATAAAATCGATATTAAGCCGTTCTGGGTACGGCTTTTAAACGGGGCATTGGCAGATGCCCTTTATATTTTTCTCATGATCCTATTCCCAAAAATTTTAAAGCTTGACGTAGCAATAATGTTTATCATTTTCGGAATCGGGTTCCTGATTGAACCTTTGTCCGAGTTAGCTATTGTCAAGATGCCGACAATACTGGACAGGCTTATTGACAGATACTTCCCTCCGCGGAATGACGGCGGTGATAAAGATGGTGACTAAAAAAACACTTTGGGAAAAACTGTTCCCGGGAAGGGAGCACAAACATGCACAGAAAAGTACGAAAATAAATTATGCGAACAAATACATAATCAGGATTATACTGTTTTTCCTGATTGAAAATATTGCTCTTATAAAAATAAGAGAATATCAGTTTATGCGGAATATGTTAAGAATTGCAAATGAGGGAGGGGGACCTCCTGCAGAAGTAGTCAGATCACTAAGGGATACAATGCTGACGGAAAATCTAGCAATAACAATTATTACAACAGCAATCTCTATAGGACTGCTTTATTATTGCGACAGTAAAATGACTAAGGGTGGCCAGTAACGGTCACCCTCTTTTTTTATTGCAAAAATTTATATTCATTTTATAAAAAAGGTATTGACTTTTTTATAAATATATAGTATAATAGTATCAAGATGGAAGTAACAGAAAGGTGGAGATATGGAAAAGGTAAAGCCGAGAGGAGTGAAGAGAGGAGAAACACCTGCCTGGAAGGTGGGCAGAAAAGCAACAGGAAGAGAAAGGGATAAAAATATAAGCTTCAGAGTGACTCAAGAAGAAAAAGAGCTTATATACAGAGTGCTGGATGAAGTCGGCGGTAACAGGACCGACGCTCTAATAAAAAAACTAAAAAAATAATACATTTTTATAAAAAAGGTATTGACATTTATATAAAAATGTAGTATAATATTATCAAGATAGAGGAAGATAGAATAAAAAAAAGAGTAGCCACCCGCCAAGATGAACTACTCAGAGTATCGCTAAACACTCAATTTATTTTATCACAATCCTTAAAAAAATTCAAGGAGTGATTAAAATGAAACTAGAAAAATCAAAAAAACTGGAAATAAAAAAAGTTGGAAGAAAATATGTTGAAGCTGTAGACATAGCTTTCAACGGAAAAAAAGTAAAGATTGTTATGAATGACAACTTTACAAAAGAAATGGCAAAGGGAAATTTAGATAAAGTTATTGAACTCAATGTAAATGTTGAGTTTAAAAATAACAGTTATATGAACTACACAGAAGTAATTTTACATCCAGTTGATTTAGAGAAAATATCAAGAGAAGCTAAAGAAAAAGCAACTTTAAAAGAAATTGAAAGCAAGAAAAAAGGCATTGATACAATGCTGTATTATGTCAAAAAATATAGCGTTGAAGGGAAAAAATACCAAAACGGAATTGATGTTATAAATGATAATTTGAAAGAAATTGAAAGATTATCTAAAAATAATGACTTTGATTATATTGAAAAAATAAAATCAGAGTTAAAAGGTCTGGAATTGTTAGCAGAAGAGAATAACAACGAAAGACAATTATATGACTTCGACGAACCTTACACAGTTGGGCAAGAATTCAAATACTTCGATAAGTTAACAAACAAAGAAGTATTTGTAAGAGTAAAAAAAGCTTGGAGATACCGTGAACCTGATGCTTTGAGCATGGGGGGTTACGAAGATAACCAATGGTGCTACTGTGCGATAGTAGAAATTATCAATTAATATTTCGCCTATAAAATTAAAAAAAAGATACAAATCAAAACAGGGCCTTTAAAAGCCCTGTTTTTTTTTGTAAGCATATCACACACATCTGTCATATAAAATCAAATACACACAAATCTATAATGTACGTTTAACACACAATAGGTAAACAGAAACGCAGTATTTTCAGTACTTTAAGTACTCCCTATTTCCTGTAATGTAAATCCTACTTTATAGCCCTGCTGTAAAGATTAACGAAATTGTATTAATAGTAGCAAAGTGTATTGTAAATCAAAAAGACAAAAAGCGGCTTTTGAGAAATTAGGAGTATTAATAGTAGCAAAGTGTATTGTAAATAGCAAAGCAACAGAAGGGGTGTGATTATGGATTTTGGTATTAATAGTAGCAAAGTGTATTGTAAATTAAAATTCATCAATATCTATTGATTCGAGATTTTCTGTATTAATAGTAGCAAAGTGTAGTATAAATGTTTTTTTCATAGTATTAGTATTATATCCACCTATTGTTTTAATAGAAACAGACTGTAAAATAGATATATCAATATCTAATTTCAAGTTTTTATATATTTGCCTTACTACATTTTCTTTTTTCCAACTAAGTGGTATAATATATAAAACACAATTCAC